CACTTCGCCGTATGATAATGCGACCGCTCTCGTTATTGACGCTATCGGTGAATTTGATACCGCGTCTATTTGGAAATGTTCTGGTGAGAAACTGAAAAAGAAATGGTCCATGGATTATCCAAAATCTCTTGGTCTTTTTTATTCTGCTATGACAGATAGAATTGGGTTGAAGCCCAACGAAGACGAATACATTCTAATGGGAATGGTGGCATATGGCGATCCAGAAAAATATTACGATGAAGTCAGACATCTTTGGGAATCTGAGAACCTACATCGCGGATGTCGTTGGTGGCGTATTGATGACCCTGATCTGGATATATACAGTGTTGCCGCAGCAACGCAAAAAGTATATGAAGAAGAATTCGACAAACTTCTAGTTCGGGCAAAGATGAAGGATGTTAATCAAGATAATCTTGTTCTCATGGGCGGTTGTGCGCTAAACTGTTCTGCAAATCATCTTGCTAGAAAATATTTCAAGAACGTTTGGATTATGCCAAATCCGGGTGATGCAGGAAGTTCCTTGGGTGCGATTGCAGCTAACAACAGGCAAAAATTGAACTGGAAGGGACCATATCTTGGTGCAGATATGGGAGGAGAATATCCGGTAGAAAAACTCTTGACAGAATTGCATAAGACTGGTATAGTAGGAGTCGCAAGTGGTCAAGCAGAATTTGGGCCGAGAGCATTGGGTAATCGCAGTCTTCTAGCTGATCCACGGGGTCATGACATAAAGGACAAAGTTAATGAAATCAAGCAACGACAGAAGTTTCGTCCGTTCGCTCCAGTCATTCTGGCAGAACATGCGAGAGACTACTTTGAAATGTCATGGGAAGACTCCCCTTATATGCAATATACTTCAAGATGTAAATATCCTGATAAGTATCCTGCTATTGTTCATGCTGATGGGACATCTCGTGTCCAAACTGTGACAAAAGAGCAACACTCTGGTCTTTACGAACTTCTTAGCAGATGGTATGAAGAAACTGGTTGTCCAATGCTATTGAATACAAGTCTTAATATCAAAGGTATGCCCATGGTAAATAACTACAAAGACGCCGATGATTTTGAAGCGAAATACGGCGTGAAAGTCTTTTCCTAATAAATATTAGCATGAGTAATATTCTAAAGTTCCCTGACAAGTTTCGCAAGGAATCTAGACACTATCGCATACCGCTATATACGGATGCCGATATAGAGATTGTTTTATTTTGCGTCAATGCTTTTGGCGTCACACCGAATAGAAATATGATAGACGATTTATTATCAATGGACCCAATTGAAGTTATAGAATGTCTTGACATTGCGAGCCAATCTGATATAATATCAAGTGTGGCAAAGAATCACATCCGCTGCATACGTGAATCTATTGAAGAAAGTTAATATATCATGAATATCTTTTATTTGGACCGTGACGTTTCCAAGTGTGCCGAATATCATAATGACAAGCATGTTGTCAAAATGATTATAGAATATGCACAGTTGCTATCAACCGCACATCGTGTAATTGACGGCGAACAATATCTGGACAAGACTGCTAATGGTCGTTCAATCAAACGCTGGCGAATGGAAGACAATACTCTTGAAACCGTTCTCTACAAAGCTACGCACATCAATCATCCGAGTGCTGTTTGGGTTCGCCAGTCTAATAACAATTATAACTGGCTCGTATGTCTATTCCAATCCCTTCTTACAGAATACACTCATCGCTATGGTAAAATCCATGCTACCGAACGACTAGTTTATTTTCTCCGTAAGCCGCCCAAGAATATCCCCGTAAGTCATCTGACACAGCCCACACCCGCTATGCCCGATGAATACAAGGTACAAGGCGATTCCTTACAGTCATATCGTAACTATTATGTCGGTGCAAAAAAAACTATGGCAAAATGGAAAAATCGTGAAATTCCTAGCTGGTGGAAAGACGCAACCCAATAAATAACTGTATGAAGACAGTTATACCGATTTCACCTCCTCCAGTTATCGTGCCTCCCTCGGCACTAGGCGACTCTGCGATTTGCAGGGTCGCCTTTTTTGTATCAACTCAAACCCCTAAAGGACTGTCATGGCAAGAAAAAAACAAAACCCATTACAAGTTGTCTCAAATAACGATGCTCCAGTAACCTTAGAGAAGAGTAAACTATGCAAAGTAAAATACGAAGACCTCAAACATATTCAACCAAAAAACTTTAATCAGAGACAATTTTTTGAACTTTACGATCAACAGTCCACAGCAATATTACTTCACGGCGTAGCAGGAACAGGAAAGACCTACATCGCACTTTACAAAGCACTAGAGGAAGCACTAGATCCAGAAACAGTATTCGAGCGAGTAGTAATAGTCCGCTCTGCCGTTCCTTCAAGAGAAATTGGTCACCTACCAGGAGACGAAAAAGAAAAAACAGAAGTTTATCAGTTGCCTTATGTAGAAATCTGCGAGGATTTGTTTAATCATATCCAGCCATTTCAGCGATTGCAAGAACAAAAGTCGGTGAACTTTATGATCACCTCATTTGTTCGCGGTATCACTCTAGATAATTCCATCGTCATTGTTGATGAATGTCAAAATATGACGGATATGGAACTCAATTCGATTATGACCCGAATTGGCAGAAACTCAAAGATCATCTTTTGCGGAGATTTCCGTCAAACTGATCTATATAAAAAGAACGATATGTCGGGACTTCAAAAGTTTATCGCTATCGCAGAACTAATGCCTTCGTTCAAAACACTAGAGTTTTCTGTCCATGATATTGTAAGGTCAAAATTGGTTAAGGAATATATTCTGGCCAGACTAGAATATGAGGAGAGATACGCATAAAAGACTTGACAAACTAGGCGAATCATGCTATACATAATGTATGTTCAAAACGATATATGATTATTCCGATTTCGCCCAAGATGAAACAAGAGAAGATGGTAGCAGAGTTTACGTCAATGCCTCTGGTGTTGGATATCCCTCTGCTACCACCGTCCTAGGAGTCTTAAACAAAGACTCAATCAACAAGTGGCGTGAGCGTGTTGGCGAAGAAGAAGCCGATCGTATTTCTAAACAGGCTTCTACTCGTGGGACTAAAATCCACACACTTACCGAAGCATATCTAAAGAATGAAGAAGTAGATTTTGATGGCGTGAAAGCGTCCTTGCTCGACAAGGAAATGTTCACTAAGTTCAAAAAAATTCTTGAGCCTATTGATAATATTCACTGCCAAGAGCTGGCATTATACAGCGACTTCTTACGCATGGCAGGTCGTGTTGACTGTATTGGTGAATACAACGGTGTCCGCGCCGTCATTGACTTCAAGACCTCAAATCGTCCTAAGAAGAAGGAATATATCAGTTCCTATTTCATGCAGACCGCTGCATATGCAATCATGTATGAAGAGCGCACAGGTATTCCTGTTCCCTATCTGGTCATCTTGATTGCCGTGGATGGTGATGAGCCTCAGGTGTTCGTAGAAAAGCGAGACAACTGGGCCAAGAAACTCATCGAAACTCGCGATTTATTTGAAAATAGTATTGACAAATAAGACTTAATGTATTATATATAGATTATCAGTTGTTGACAATCAACAATAAAGGCGGAAAGACCGGGGTTCGACTCCCCGCACCTCCACCATCTACCTTGAGGGGAAAGACGAGTATCTTCTGTGCGCAGGTTGCGAAAGACGATAACTCAAGGTAGTTGATGGGGGTGACCTTGGAATTCGATTTCTGTGTAATAGGGCGGTTCGAGACTGATTGCTTGGCAAAGTGCCACTAAAAGTAAATGCAAACGATAACGTTGCCTTTGCAGGATATGCGCTAGCCGCATAATCTCATTGGGTTTTTGATAGTTTTCCCTCGAAACAGAATAAAACTATCGCCTGTTCTGTATATACGATGAAATGAGTGGACTAAGAACTCAAAACTGCTAAATAGTTATATGACCCACTGAGCAAATCTGACAACAGTAAGCCCGGTGGGTCTTTTTTTGTCTACGGACAAATCAGTGTGGGGAGTCACTGACTAATACCCTCTCAAGTAAAACAACTATTGGAAATAAGATGACTTCCTTAAACAAGAAGTTCTTCAAGTTTCTTTCGATTATTACACTATTAAGTTATGGTTTATATGGATTTAATTCATATGCTGAAACTGCCATCGAAAGAGAAGCAAGGGAATATTCCCTCGGCGTCGGAGAAGTAATCCAGGGCATCAAAGATGATGCCCGAGAACAACAACGAAAAATAACACAGCAAAAAATCCAGACACAAAATATTCGTCTGGCAAACAACAGAGAATTGAAGTGCCTAGCAGATAACATTTACTATGAGGCTGGTAACCAGTCAACTAAGGGTAAATTGGCGGTCGCTGCGGTCACTATCAATCGAGTAAATAGCCCCAAGTTTCCGAAATCAGTATGCTCCGTTGTATACCAGAGAACAAAACGTGTATGTCAGTTCTCGTGGGTGTGCGAAGGAAAGAAGAGTGTGCGCAGTGCGCAACAATATGCTGAGTCTAAGAAAGTTGCTGAAAAAGTATTGCTTTATGGGGCAAACCATGGTATATTAAGTCGTAACGTTTTATTCTACCACGCAGACTATGTAAATCCGCGTTGGAACTTACGTAGAGTAACTCAAATTGGTGATCATATATTTTATGCAGGATAAAGAATGGGTAAGAGAAGTAACTTTGAACATCGTAAGAACGATTTCTATCCAACACCGTTGGGTGCAGTAAAGCCTCTCTTACCCTTTCTACCCTCGGAGTTTACCTTCGCTGAGCCATGTGCCGGCGACGGTAGACTCTGTAGGCATATCGACACCTTAACAAACAGTAATGCTCTTACGACTTTGGTCTCTGACCTAGAACCAAAAGACCCTTTTATTGAAAAATATGATGCATTAACTGTTGACATTCCCGCAAATACAGAGTATATTATAACTAATCCGCCTTGGTCGCGATGGATATTACATCCTCTGATTGATAGGTTCGCTAGTATTCGTCCTACTTGGCTTCTATTCGATGCTGATTGGATGCATACAAAACAAGCGATTCCTTATCTACAGTATTGTAGTAAGATTGTGGCCATAGGCAGAGTAAAGTGGATTGAAGATAGTAAGTTTACTGGCAAGGACAATGCTTGTTGGTATCTTTTTGATAAAAATGAAATGAGTGGAACACAATTTTATGGTCGAGGATTTTCAAGTGGTAGATGAAATCAGCAACGAATTTCTGATTACGAAGAAGTTTAAAACTTCTACTGAGTTTTCTCAATTTATTGAGAAGCAAGCCTCATCGACAGGTCTACAGTGTATGGACTTGTTAGTTGACTATTGCGTGAAGAACGAGATTGAAATGGAATCTGTATCTGTTCTATTGACTACTTCACTCAAGGAAAAAATTCGCGCGGAAGCAGAAGAACTAAATATGTTGAAGCGCAAGGATGGAAAGCTACCCTTCTAATGGATTCTTTCGAAGTTTACCGTGTCTATATGTCACTCAAACTTCATTTTACTTCCGATGATTACGACATTACAAAAACAAAATCTGGCGTTAGATGTAAGAGAGAAACGTTCCTTAAACGTAAGGATGTTTTATTGTTTCGTAAGTTAGCTAAACGATTTAGTTTTACTGATATGGTAGACTATTTCGTTGCTAATTTCGTCAACGGCCACAATGGTCTATTTGATGCCGAAAGTGATAACGTATATCGGGACTGGAAGGCTAGAAAAGAGAAGTTGACATATCTGTTCACGCAAGATATCTCTACACTTATGTTAGAAGCTGAAAAAGTAAATGTTGACCCATTGATTAGTGATGGTCAACATCCCTTAGCACTAAAACTATACCTTGGTAAAAAAATTAGTCTTGAAACTCTAGTTATTCTTGACAAATTGTTCGACTTCGTGTATAGTAACAATACTATGTTAGCAAACGACTTTATATGGAAAGATGTGACCCGTTTGATAACAAAGTACCGTGTCTTTGTCAAGTTTGATAAAGACAAATTCTCTCAACTATGGATCAAGGAGAAAGGCCCAGTGGTCTGTTAAATGAGTCATTCTAAGCGCAGAGACTTCGATTATGAACCTCGTGTCAAAGAAGTTCGTAAAGGTGTTGATAAATCAAATAAGCACCGCAAAAACCCGTATAAATACTCTGGTAGTCAAGAAGAAGATTTCGATGACTATGATGATTATGATACACATCGCAAATATTAACGCAATATAACGCAATACAACGCAAAGTAAGGAATACAAATATGTCTTTTAATTCTCTCTCGGAACTCCGTAAGAACCGTGGCAACTTCGACTCGCTCATGAAGGAAGTCGAAAAGATTGCAAATCCCACAAACGAAAAGCGCGGCGATGATGACCGCTTCTGGAAGCCCTCTGTAGATAAGGCTGGCAATGGCCAGGCTGTTCTTCGTTTTCTTCCTGCTCCTCCAGGTGAAGAACTTCCTTGGGTTCGTGTGTATGATCACGGCTTTCAGGGCCCGACTGGTAAGTGGTACATCGAAAATTCGTTGACCACTATTAACAAGCCAGATCCTCTTGGCGAACTCAATTCAGAACTCTGGAATTCGGGTATCGAAGCCAATAAGGAAATCGCTCGTAAGCAGAAGCGCCGCTTGTCGTATATCTCTAACGTTCTTGTTGTCAAAGACCCCGCTAATCCTGAAAACGAAGGTAAGGTCTTTCTCTATAAGTTTGGTAAGAAGATTTTCGACAAGATTAAGGACGTAATGCAGCCTACCTTTGAAGATGAGAAGCCGGTTAATCCCTTCGATCTTTGGGAAGGTGCTAACTTCAAGCTCCGTATTCGTCAGGTAGAAGGCTATCGTAACTACGATAAGTCAGAATTTGATGGTAATACGCC